TAAAGGACCTTGGCATCTACCCACAAATGCCTGCACAGGTAAAAAATCTTCATATGATACAGGTGGAAATTGCAGTGTTGCTTTCCATTTGGTTGTGCCATTGGTTGCTCTTATAATTCTACCACTTGCAGATTCTGTTTTCTTAGTTGTGTTAGTTTGTCTAAAATTAATCGCTGTAAATCCATTTGAAGTTGGAAAAAATCCTATGTAGGCCATTATACTGTTACTCCTGTTTTACCACGACTGTTCATTGCTTGATTGATAATGCCTACGATTGTGCTTCTGCGTTCTACAAGCAGAGTATCAAATCCTCTGGCATCTGTTGTGGTTATGTTAAAGTTTACATTAACTGGCCCATTGTTACCACCACCCATGTTACCAATTGCTTGTGCTACTTCATTTGGTATAACTGTGCTTGGTTGTCTTGGAACAATAATTTCGGGGCCTGCTTCTCCAATAAGTGCTGGTTCACCCACCTTAGGATTACCACCTCTTTGATAAGGTTGTGCTCTAATACTTGCCACCTGTGCAAAACCACTTGCAACAACGGCCGCCGCGGCAAGGAAGTTGAATGGTGGTGGATAAGAAGCAAGTGCCTTGGTAGCACCTAAGTAAGTGTTTCTAATTGCTTCTGCGATTGCTATTGCTTTTGAAATCGCCGCAAACTTTTTGTTCTGTTGTGCTAATGAACTGAATAGAGTTTTTGCTTGTCCAATAGCAAATGTAGTTTTTTCTGTTTGACTTTTATTTTCAAAGTCATAATATGCTTCTGCTTCTTCTTTTGTTCTGCCTTGCTGTTTTAATTTTTCAATAGTTTCTGCTTTAGCAAGTGCCTTGGCCATTTCTTCTTGTTTTTTAAGAGCGGTCAAACGCTCTGCTTCAAATTGTTTTTCAATGTTACGAATAGCAGTAGCACGATCTATGCCTGCTTCTTTCAATGCTTCTTCTGTTAGCAATCCTACTTCTTTGATTGATTCATTCTTTTCATATTCAAGACGCTTAACTTCATCAACATACTTGAGAGCATTTTGAATCTGTGTTTCTCTTAATAATCTATCTGCGTCTTGTTCTTTTTTTCTTAAATCTGTAAGAAGTTTTGTTTTTTCTTTTTCTAATCTTTCAAGTAATTCTTTTTTGCCAAGTTCTGAACCTTCAAATGATTTTGCATCTGCTTCTTCTAACGCTTTTTTGTTTTCAGTATATTCGCGTAGGATTTTTTCGCGTTCATCTAATAATGATTTTTCAATTGCAAGAATACTCTTTGCTTGTTTTTCAATTTCAGCACTTGTTGTGCCTGTTGTAATGCCACCTATGTCTGAAGTGCCTGCATCAGCAACAGCATTTTTCTTTGCTTCAATTTCTGCTAATTGTTTTTCAAGATCTTGTCTTTCTTCATCGGAAACAAATTTGAATACATTCTTTTGGAATCCTTTTTGGAATGCACCTTTCATTCTTCCGCCGAAATCATCAAATGCATCTCTTGGATCTTCAAAGTTAAATATTTTTGTAAATGCTTCAGCAAATACTTTACCAAATTCTTTTACAACCAATCCAAGTCCGTGGAATGCGTTTATAAAACTATTTGCAAATACTTCAAGTCCATATAATAATTTTGTGCTTAGAGTTGCTTCAACTTCAAGCAATGGTTTGATTAAATCATACATTGCCACTGCCGCAGTTGCCGCCAATACAGCAATTAATCCAATTGGGTTTCTTGCCATTGCCGCAGTTAATGCCTTAACACCTTTGGTTAGTCCACCAACTGCTGTTGTCATTGCAACAACCTTGCCTACTGCCAATGTTGAAATGAATACTCCGCCAAATACAGCGGCCTTTTCAAGATTGTTTGCAATTAACAGTATGCCCTCTGCAAGTGCATTAAACACAGGAGCGGCACTTGTTCCTAATGCAAGGAAATTGTTTTTAAGAACAGTAAATGATTGTCCAATAGTAGGACCTGTTTTGGCAAATTGTGCATCAACATCTTTAGATGCTTTCAATAGTGCATTGATAAGAACATCTGCAGTCAATTTACCATCACCTGCTAACGCTCTAATCTCACCTCTTGCTTTGCCAGTTTCTTTTGCTAAGATGTCAAGTATCTGTGGTGCCGCTTCAACAACAGAGTTAAACTCATCACCTCTAAATGCACCTGAACCAAGTGCCTGTGCAAACTGTCTAATGGCACCTGAAGCACTCTGTGTGTTTGCACCTGCAATAGATAGCAATTTAGAGAATGTTTCAGTTGTTCTTGCCACTTGTGATTGATTTAAACCAAGGTCCTTGGTTGACAATGCAATCTTTTGATACAAATCAGATACAGCATCTAAATCCTGTCTGGATCTATTTGCAACATTAGTAAGGTCTACAAATGTTTTGTTAAGTTCTGCTTGACCATTTGTAACAAGTTTTAGTCTATTAGTAATTGTTTGAATTTGGTTTGCATACTGTGTTAAAGCACCAACACCAAATGCACCTGCCGCCAAGGCACCAATTTTTCCAAGAGATCTCTCAATGCCTGACAAGACACCTTTGGTTTTATCTCTTGCGACTACGTCTATTACTTGTGTTGCCATCTAATGTTTTCCTTGTCTGTTCATATTCCCACCTATAAAAAGCGGCCCATGTTTGTATTTCCAGGACACTAAACTGCATTACTTCTGCTATGCTCTTACCTAACCTATCTGCAATCTTACAGATAATCAGTAATTCAGTGTCCTCTACGAGTTTTTTCCGATATCCTCCAACTGTTCTGTTGGCGAATTGATCTCGGCACAAACTCTAATAATAACATTAGGATCAACATCATGCATTAAACCGTTTTTGTCAAACTTTGTAAACAAAGGTTTACCTTCTGGATCTAACGCTTTTGAAATCAATGTTTCTACCAATGCTTCAACTGTTTTACCTTCTGATTGTAGTCTAATAATATTTTGTTCTACAGCAAAAGGATACGCAGGTTTAAAGTAAACATCACTTTTCCATTCTGGAACTGTTACTTTGTTAAGACCTCCTGCAAGTCTTTCTTTGAAATGCCCTTTGGCATTCTCCATTACACTCATTTTATTCTCCGTAGTGTCTCCCTAACTGCTGGCGTTGTTATGCCGTTAGGTGCTTGTGTTTTAGAATGACCTTCTTCCAACGCTACTATGTAAGGAACGCGGTTGACTACTTGGGTTTCGCGATAACGCTTTTCTTTTCGCCAACCTCGTCTTGCCTTACCTTGATCTATTGGTGTAAATTTGCGTGCCTGAACCAATAGTTCGTCAGTCATTCTGTCAATGAAAGTGTCTTTTTCTCGTTCAAGACGCCTCATAGATTTTCGTTTGTTACGCAATACAAACTTTAACATAGTGTTACACTGACTCTACGTCAAGTGCTCCTGTGCCTTGGAATGATACACTTGCAGTTACAAGGTCATCAAATGATGCTGTTCTTGAAACTGAAGTAACGATAACTTTACCTGTAAATTTCTCTCCGCTTGATGCGTTTGGATAAAATTCTACAAATAAGTCACCGTCGTTATCTGGACGGAAAGCGTCTGATGCCGCTGTGTGTCCATCGTCGTATACTACTTCCATTGATCCAGTGAATTGATGCAATCCGCTTTTGTAAGTTCTTGCGGCGTCGCCCATAACTGTGTCTTCAATTACATCCTTGGTGTGCTCCACTGTCCAAGAACGAACTTCAGCGATTGCTACTTCACCGGCACTGTCGGTTCCGATTTTAACGGTTCCGTTTTCTCCTGTATATGTTGCCATATCTTAGTTCTCCTCTTTTGGTGTAAAGTCGTCTTCTGAATAAGTCCAATTATCTTCCCCACAATCTTTGTATGAATGCTCTTCGCTTCCACACTCAATGCAAGGAACAGCATCTAACTCTTCCTTAGTGGGTTCAATATCTTCAACTTTTTCTTCTTCGACTGGTTGTGAAGTCACTTCCGCAGATGCAGAAATCTTTTCTTTCTTACCCTTGGGTTGTGACTTTTTTCCTTGTGTTGGATTGTCAGTTGACCATCCTTCATCAAGAAATCTTTGTAAACGGTCGGCCTCAACTTTTTGCCATTCACCGCCTTTGTATATTTTAATATATGTTACTGGCATTATACTGCTCCTTTAGTAAATGAGTAGTGAACTTCAGCAATCACGACAAATTCACCTAATGGTGGTGTTCTGTCTATGACTTCGATTGAAGTTACATGAGTTGTTGCGGCACGGGCCGTTGCGAGTTCTCTATCTCTATTAGTGTTTAACGCTTCTTCAATTCGTTCAATTAAATTATTGCGTTTTTCGTCTACACTTTGAACGAAACCTTGTCGTCCATCTGAACGGACAAATCCTCTAATCTGCACTTCAATAATGCCGCGTCTATAACCACCCATTGCTTGGTCTTCGCGTGTTTCATTGCCTGTAGTTACAAGCAGTGCAGGAAATTGTGTCATAGCAAGTTTATCCACATCAAATGGTTCTCTTGACACAAAGGTAGGTCTTGGAGGAGTCATATCCTTCAAAACATCAATTATGTGTTTGGTGATTGTTTCTCTATTGGACATACCTACTACCTTTTAAGGCGTAGGAAATGTTGTGGTTGTTTTTCAGTGTCTGTTACTATACCTGAAGAATCCAAATCATATTCTACACCATCTCTTAAAACAAGATCAATTTCACGCTCGTATTCTTTTCTATAGAATTCCATTTTGCGTTCAAATAGATCTTGGTCTACATCAAATTTTGCTAATTTAGGGTATATATGGAAACCTAAAGCATTGTATACACAGGCACGAGTCAATTGACTTGCTGTATATAAATCGTCATCTGGTTCTACTTGTCCTGATGCTAATTTTCTTAAATCGTATAGACCAATCTGTTGTGTAGGCCACCAACGAATTCTAAGATCACGAAATACATCGTTTTGTGCTTTAGTTAGTTCTTCTTGGAAATCAGGGATACCGAAGTCTAAAATGTCCGGTTCATATTCCTGAATGTCTGAAATGGTTGCTAATATTGCCATAATAGGATACTGTCCTTATAATATGCTATGAGTCCTTCTCATACCACTAAATTGTTTTACAAATGTATTTAGCGTATTGGAGTGAATCCAGTGTATATTCAAGAGAAAAGGGCGAATTTCTCCGCCCTTTTCAAGTTAATGACTAATCAACAATTAAAGTTGAGCGTCACCAATTAATTGAACGCCATAGGCATCGAACAGTTCAGATACGCCATACGCCATCGATCCCACGATCTCAGTCGCTCTTAATGAAGCGTCTCTTTGCTCTTCAATTCTCATTTCGCGTTTAACCATGTATGCTAAGGCATCGCTTGACATTACAGCACCAACAAATGCACCAGCAGAGTCGCCAGTTACAACAGTTGATTCAAAAATGTCGATACCAGCAAGACGACCAACGAAACCATCTCTTAATGCTGTGTTACCTACATCTGACAAGTTGTGAGACATAGTTGTTCCAGCGTTAGTTAATTGTTTCTTGATTTGAAATGCTTGGTATGGATGGATTACAGACACATAGTTGCCTGGTGCTTGATTGTTTCTTAAGATTGCCGCCGCTTTAAAGAAATCTTCTACAGTTAATTCTCTTGCGCCTGAACCTACAGTGTTTGTAAACCCTGTAAATAAATTGGCCAAATCTTGGTCAACTTTCTTAGCAAGACCATCACCAATTTGACGACCAACTGCCGCCGCTACATCTTCTGCCGCACCTTCACGAGCAAGGTCAGTAAGTGTAACTAATACACCTGCTTCTTCCGCTGTGATTGTTGCAGGATCAGTAGTGAACGCAGTGTTAGAAAGGTCAGTGCCTTCTGCTACGCCGTCTGCCGCGATTGCCGCGTATTTTGGAACTTGTGCTACAAGTCCTGGTGTTCCCACCATATTGTAGTTACGAACAAGTGGACGAATCACAGTTTGCTCAGAAAGTGTGAATAATGCCGCTTGGACGATATTTGCATATAAGTCATTTAGACTTGTGCTTGTTGCTTCGTTTGCCATGTTAATATCTCCTTTTAATTAGATAGCAATTATAAACGAACACCCTTTGCCTTCATAATCTCTTTGTATCGAGCACGATGCTCAGGATTGTTCATATTAAGTTTTGTTACGTCTGTTTCTACCACATTCGCCTGTTTGCCAACTCCTTGTCCTGTGCCTGAACCATTTGGTCCTGCACTTACAAAGTGTGGGTTCGCAGTTAAGAACTCATTTACCAGCGTAGATACTTTGATAGGATCACCCTTGTCATCATATCTTACATTGCCGTTTTGATCAACAACATCAACAGTGCCTGCTTCATTAAGTCTTACTTGGCCTTTAAGTAGTTGCACCACTTGTTGTGGATTAACTGCTTTATTGGCACTTGCTTCATTTAACAATGCACCATCAACTTTAATAGTATGCAATTCGCTTTCGTATTGTTGAATTTTGCCGTTGAATTTCTCCGCTTGCGTTTTCAACAATTCTTCAAACTCACCACGCTTTTTTAATTCTTCTTGGCGTGCTTGTTCTTGCTTTTCTACCAATTGGTTGTATAGATCTAAGTCAACGCCTGAATATTTCTTTTCAAACTTTGCCTTTTCTCTTGCCACTCTTTCTGCTACAATACGATTTACTTCGTCTTGTGATAGAGTGTTGTCTTGTTCTTTAGCGACTGTGTCTGCTACCTGTTTTTCACCTTCTGGTTGAGCAACAGTTTGCTCAGTTTCGTTTACCGCTGTGTTTTCCGCGTTCATTTTATATCCTCTTTAATTGGTTGAGTTCTACCACCTACCCTCATTTAGTAGTATGTGTTATATTTATGCCTTCCAAGCATAAAACTGTTATTTACGGCGTGATCCGCCACGAGTTTTTTTCTTTTTCTTTTTACCACCACGCATTGCCATGATTTGCCCTCCTAAGTTAAGTGTAAAAGAACGCTTACGCTGTCTTTCACCAACTGTTGATCCAACTGAACTACTTGTTGTTACCGACATAACCCTCACGCTCCTTACTTTTTCTTTTTATACCCAGATGCGTAAATTGCTCGTGCTTGTTGTTGTGCTTGTTTTTTAGTTTTGTAAACCTTACCTGATTTACCCCACTTATAACCGCCTTTAACTTTCTTCACTGGCATCTACATTCTCCCAACTTGGATGAATACGATATTTGTATTCACGCTTTTGTTCAAGTATTTCTTTTCTACGCTTCTTGCATAAATGATGTAATTCAAGCAGATATTTTCTTGCTCTTACACCTGCGGCCATATTCTTTTTGGAATTAAGATTATTAATTTCCTCAAAATACAATCGCATAATTTCACGCATATACTGTTCGGTGGGTTCGTCTTCTACCCAGTTTCTATCTGGAAATAGTTTTCCCATTATTCACCTTCTTGTAACAGTGCCTGTTTTTCATTCTGAATATCTTGATTTGTTAATTCAGGATGTAATTGTAAAATTTGTGCATCAGTATAACCTTCCATAATCATTTCTCTTATGTGTGGTCCTTTTGAAACTGCATCAAGAGTAGGATGTTCCATTTCTTCTTCTTCCATGTCTTCCATATACTCTTCTGTGATAGTTTCATAGATGCGTTTGTCAATTTCTCTTGTGATTCTTGGATCAGTAATGTTTGCTTCTTTGGCCATTTTTAACATAGCAATATCATTTGCTTTGTCTTGGATTGAGAAACTTCTTGGATATTCAATTTCACCATCCCATACTTTACCTTGATACATTGCCCATAGTCTCCAAATTTGTTCTTCTGCGTGTTCAAGATTCATTGCAAATGAACTTAATTTAGAATTAAGAGTTTGGAATTCACTTGTAAGAGCAACACCTGATAGTCTACGACTTTCAATTGATCTTATACCTGCCAATGAAGCACTTCTATCAATTGATTCTACTTTTTTACCAATTGCTTGTAGCACTGCTTCAATACTTGCACCATCTGGTTGTAGCAAGTAAGGTTTAAGTCCTGGATCTAAACCATCTTCCATTTGAATGATTGAACCTGCACCAGCAGTTGCTTGTGTGCCGATAGTCTTAACAAGACTTGGATGGTTTGTTAATTGAATTATCTGTGCAATCTCTGAACTAAATTCAAAAATCTCACGCTGGATATCTGCAATATCACCAATTGCACTTACACCTACACCTCTTACATTTGCTCTGCTTGAATAAACACATACCGCTGGAATTTTACCAAGTGTGTTAGGCATAGATTCATAAAGTTCACCTGTGTTTTTTTGTCCATCAACCAAGTAAACATTGATTTCGTCTTTGGTGTATTCTCTTACATACTGTTTGTTTTCAATAATTTCTTCTTTGACTTTTAGGTATGTTAATTCATACAAACCATTTGCTTGTCTTGAATATTCCCAATCTAAAACATTGTCTGGAGTAAACATTGACACATAAGGTCTAATACCTTGCTGTAATTCTTCTGCTCTTGTGCCTACTTGAATATTTGTTTTATCACAAATCACCCAGCAGTTGCCATATACCATTGTCCAAGTTGACAAATCTCTAAGGAATGCAAGGAAACTTCTTCCATCAAGGTCTGCGTCTTTTAAGAATGGTTTTAGGCCAGCGTCTGATTCAATTGAACCATAATCTCTTTTGATTTCTTTTCTAAACAAAAATGAATTATATAAATCAACAATTGATTTAACATGATTGTCTAATCCTACTTGTCTTAGACGCTTTTCATAATCATCTCTGCTTTCATAATAGTATGGTTCTAAATATTTTCCCATAAAGTAGTCATAACCACCTTGATAGGAATCACTTAAAAATGTCCATCTATTAATATAATATTTGTAAGCGTCATGCGCCTCTGTGATATAGTCAACAGCAAATTTGCTGTCACCTTTTATTACTCTGTCTCTAATTACGGGCATTAGTTCCAACTCCTTGCATTTTGATTGTTACCTGAGAATGCCCATCTTTCTGGTTCTGCATTCGCATATTCAGTTCTTAGTGGATATAAAAAGTCTACCAAATATCCAACAGCATCCGCCATATGGTCATGCTTTCCATCTTTCTCAACGATGGAAGTTCCTGGTTTGTAAACCAAACGCTCTAAACTGTTAATAACATTTTTGCATTTAGGATCTACAAACAGTGTAGAAACGCCTTGTGCATTCTTTAATTTAGAATTCACAGCATTCACCCTGTCTCTGATGGGTGTGTGACTGCTTCTCACATTCACACGAAAACCTGCATTTTGTAATATTGAAATGTCTGTTCTACCGCCTGCTGATGTTTTTCTTTGTCTACCTGCTGGGTCTGGATACATAACAATTCTTGAATTAGGATATCTTCTTTTTATTTCGTCGCATACTTCATCTGTATTTGATCCGTTCATAACAATTTCATCTACGAAGTATATAACATTATTTTGTATAACAGAAATACATACTGACATTGGATCGACGTTAAAATCAATACCACAATGTATTTCTGTTATATCCTTGCCATTGCAAGGCATTACTGTTTGATTTCTATCAAAGTTATAATAAACTACACCTGAATAAGTGTTGAATGTTGCAAGATATTCTTGTTCAAATGTTTTTTGATCCATATCTCTTTTTGCTTCATCAATTTCTGAAGCAGGAACATTGCCGCCATCAAGTGTTGTAAAAGTATAAGCACCCCAACCATCAGTTGATTGTGCCATTGTAAACATTTCATGACTAAATGATCCTACGCCCCTTGGTGTGCCTAAGAACATTGCCTTGCCACCTTTGTCAGATAGAGTGGGGCGTAGAACTTCTGTCCAAGTTCTTTTATCAATGTCTTGGAATTCATCTAACACAATAAAATCTAAACCAACACCTCTTAAACTGTCTGGATTATCAGCACCTTTAAGATTAATTACTGATCCGTTTTTTAAACGCAATTTTAATTCTGCTTCATTGCTTTGTTCAATCCAACGCAGTTCTTTTAATTTGTTTTTCAATTGGTCCCAAACAATACCTTTGGCCATTCTGTATGAAGGTGCAACATACCAAACCTGTGTGTCTGGTTGACTTGCATATCTTGCCAGTTCTCGCATTGCCACATGAGTTTTGCCGAATCGTCTGCCTGTTACAGCAACACGAAAACGATTTTCATCGTTGCAAATATCTTGTTGTGGTTTGCTTAATGGCACTATTTGTCCTCCAATAACAATTCAAATCCTGCACTTACACTTGCTGTATTACTTGACTTTGCTCTTATTTCAATGTCATTTTTTTCGTCTATGATTTCTGTTATCTTGTATTCTTTTCTAAATGGTGTTCCTCTAAGTGTAGAATATGCTTTGGTGTTAAACACGCCATTGGCAAAACGCCTAACCATGACTTTTGCTTCAAGTTCTGCGTCTTTGCTATTGCCTACATCAAAACTTAACAGGTATGCTCTTTTACCCGCTGGAACAGTATACACCGCCATTAGCGTTTGTCCAACTTCTTCTAAAATTCTCGCAATAACTGTGCCATTCACAGTAGCACTGAGATTGCCTTGATTTACTGGCAGGGCATCACCTGCACTATCGCCTTCTGGCATACTAACAAGTCTCATTCTAAAAATTCTTATAAATTCACCACTGCTGGCCGCACCACCAACTGTGACATTCTCTGTTAGTAAATTGTATGAACCGTCTAATCCTTGAACTTCAACAACAGCACCATTGTCATTAGCAGTATCATCTGATGTTAGTGCTACTGTGCCTGCTGAATCTACATAGGTATAGATACCACCATTTTCCCATATGGTTTCAAATGCCCCACTTCCTACACTTGCGTTATAACCAAACTTTTGTATTCCTGAAAGGTTAGGAAATGCCCCTCTTGCAACCCCTATTCCAAATGGAAAATTGTTGTTGTCTTGTAGTGATTCAAAATTTATTTTTGGCATATTAGTCTTCCCATGGCAACGGCATTTTGTTGCTGTTGTCTTCTGGTGCATCTTTCATGCCCAGGTATTGTTTGGATAAGAAAATTTGAACTCTTGTATCACCGTTCATTGCTTTTTCCCACATTGCACGGCGTAGACTTTTCCTACCTGCTTGTTTACCTTGTTCAAGCAATTTGCTAAATCTTTTTCTTAATAGGCCAACACCAATACCTACTACTTCTGCAATTTCTTCATCTGTGCATTGTATACAGGCAAGTTTATAGACCATATCTCTATCAACGGTCTTGTGTTTAGCGTGTGTTTTGTTTTGTTCATCACTCATTATGCTTGTCTCTCTACAACCTTGATTCTAAAGTTTCTTGAATCCTTTAGGCCATTTGTTGTGTCAATTTTATATTCTACATTATAAATGTTGCCTGCTGTGCCGCCTGAAATTGTTGCTGTTGCTATGTAATCTGTATTTGAATTTGAATCTACTGCCAGTGGACTTGCATCACCGGAAATTGTTTCTGCTGTTACTGTAACTGTTGAAATTGTATCCCCGCTGGGCATCCAATTTGTCCAGTCTAATGAATAATCAAGAACAGCATATGGATCTTTTTCAATATAAGTTCCTACTCTGTCTTCTTTAAATCCTGTTAATGATGGCATATCTTATGTCCTTGTGTCCAAAGGTCCTAACACTTCGTTGAGTGCAAGATTTTGGACAGTTAAATTTCTTGTCTCACTCTTAATCTGTAGACCTCTATTTTCTTGTTCTAAAGTATTTAACCTATTCTCAGTTTTTACTACAAAATTGCGGTGTTCTGCGTCTATTATGAGCGTTCTTAGTTCTGAATCAACAGTGTAAACCCTATAAGGATCAATTACATATTTTTTACCTACAATTAGTGTTGATGCAAATGCTGTGATATTTGCTTCACCAATAAATGCGGCACCTCCCAGTGCTGACACTGAGAACTCTGTATTGATATCTGCAACACCACCTGCAAGTCTATCACCATCGGCAGTTACAGCAAATGCACTTGAAATACTTGCGTCACCATCAATTACTGCTGTTGCTTCAACAGTGAATGCACTGCTCATTGTGACAGATTCAAAGAATGCTACACGACTGTCTGCTGTAACAGTTCCCAAACTTGCTACAATTGAACTTGATGCTCTTATTCTATTTGTTGCGGCATCAAATGTAAATGCTGTTGCAATCGTTGAAGTTGCATCACGCAGTCTTACAGCATCTGCTGATACAGTTGCGACACTGCCTTGTATAACAACACCTTCACGCTCTCTTACAGAAGTTGCTGATATTGTAAATGCACTTGAAATATCTGTGTCAGCAGTTCTTATTCTACTGCCATCTGCTGACACTGTGCCCAGTGTTGCTACAATTGAACTGCCTGCAAATACAGGACTTGATATTGCTGTTACAGAAAATTGTGCGGATATATCTGCAATGCCACCTTTGAATTTAAGTGCTGTTGCAGTAACACCTTCCCAACGAGGTTGTCTTGGATTGTCCCAAGTCTGTGCATTATACCATTGTGTGCCACCAACATTGGCACTTATAGATGCTGTTGCTTCTACAATTTGTGTTGGTGTTGCTGAAAGTGTTGTTTGACTTGATATACTTGCATCGGCAAATACAGCAATACGACTGTCTGCTGTTGTAGTTGCAGAGGCATTGATAGATACTGTGCCGCCATCAACTGTGCCTGACACATATCCTGTCTCTACATAAAGGTCAGCGTCTGTTCCTACATAATCTGCAGAAACATAATCCGCCTCAACAAATATACCACTTACATAATCCGCCACTTGGGTTCTCCCCTACAGTAACGACTAAGCAAGTGTTACGGTAATATTCCCAGTTGTAAATTGCAGTGAATCACCAGTATCAATTGCCTTACTTGCAGAAAGTGTTCCATAGAATAAAACATTGCCTGCACCTGCTGTTGCATTATCTGAAATAAAGATATGCGTTACTGTGCCGAACGATGCTGTTGCTGTTGGAAATGTAATATCTGCAGAAATAGACACTGAACCATTTGAAATAGTTCCAAAGGTTGCACTTTGTCTTGCATACGCTGTTCCTACTGTAGAAACTTCATCTGTAAGTGTTCCTGCTTCTAAATTCTCGTCTGTTGATCCTGTTGATGGATCTGATGTTGCAAGACCGATATAGACTGTTGCTGGCGCAGTAGTTGACTGTGAATTCGCCTTTAACCAAAAGTCTAATGTGCGATCTTCCGTGTAATTACTCGCTTGTGACATTTTGTTCTCCTTATAAGGTTTTTGTGTTTGTTATAACAAGTGTATTTATTGTAGATAGGTTATCCTAAATACTCAACTTTAATTCGTAGTGTGCCTGATGCTTGTGCATTTCTTGTTGCAATTAAATACGATGGTCTAAAATGATCTATGCCTGCGTCATTGTCTACTGTAATTGTTACAGGCGACGGTGTTAGTATTGATCCATTGTATAATTGAAATATATCCTGTTCAACTCCATCAACTGTGTTTCCATCTGACAACCAAACACCAGTCATATTGTTAAAACTTGAATAATTTTGTATAAGTGTAAATTTATAATCACCATAGAAATTATACGAAACTAAATCATTGCCAGCAAAATCTGTAACAATTGAAAACAATCCATCTGGATCACTTACAATAGTGCCATCTGTTTGATTTTCACCACTAAGAAATACTCTACCAAGTGGTGTTCCGCCTTCAAATATAGATTCAAATTCTACGATTGCTACCCCTTGTGCCCCACTGGTTCCAAACAGCATTGGATTAACAAAAGGCATTATGAAAAGTCCTGTAAGAATCCACCATACATATTGGTGCCATCACTGATGAAAGTAAGGATGTCTACTGCTCCATTGGTTGCTGTAATGGTAGGTGCTGTGCCTCCTGCAAATTGATAAGCAGTGTCAAATGCCAATGTGTAATTTGCGCCACCTGGTTGTTTTACAATAAGAACATAAGTTGCACCTGCCTGTTGATTTGTAGGATTAGCAAGTGTTGAAGCACTACCTAATGTAAGTTGTGCCACTTGATTGTCGGACAAATCCCATGCAATACCACCTGCACTGTCATCTGTGTTAGACAGTGTTTGCAATGAAAGATACTGCTGTTTTGAGAATGCTTGGGTTTCATCTGTAACAACAATGGCCTTGCCATCAAGTGTTGATATGATAGAATTGACATTGTCAAAATTATTTTTTATGTCAGCACGAGCATTGGAAATAAAATCTGTGCCTTCGTCTACATTGTTAGTTGATGCTGGTGTTAAATTTGGAAAGTTTGGCATAGTTTATCTCCTTATGGTAGTGTTTGTCCATTGTCATCAAAGAAGTCTGTATCACCATCTGTGCCATCCATGTGTAATAATAACAATGTGTT